TTAGGTTTGGTGATCCTAATATGAGTATTAAAAAGGATCAGCCTAAACGTAGAAAAAGTTTTAGGGCTAGACATAAGTGTGACACTAGCCCACCTAGTAAATTAACAGCAAGATATTGGTCTTGTAAAAAATGGTAACGAAAGGAAATTAAGATGCCTAAAGCATATGCTGGTCATGTAGTTGGTAACGTAGGTAACAAAGCTGTACCTCCTCAAGGTGGTAATTCTCCAACTGTTCCTTCTCCCGGTAGTGGAAACAGATTTGCCAAAGGAGAAATTGTTGGCAATTCTACATATGGTGGAACAGACGGAGTTATACAAAAACATAAATAATGGATATTAGAGAAAGAGCTAACCAAGCTAGTGCTATATTAAACAATCCAGTATTTCAAGAATGTGTTGAACATACTAAACAAAGTTTAATAACTCAATGGACTAACTCTACTGATTCAGAAGAAAGAGAAGAATGTTGGTTAAAGTTGGATGCACTACGCTCCGTAGAAGAAGACTTAAAAGCTACTATACAAAACTTTAAAATTGAAAACAATGGAAGGTAATTAAATATGAGTGAGGCACAGACCAATCCCGAAGGGGAAGTCAAACAGCCACAACTTAATATGTTCGATGTAATGTTTGGAAGTGAGAATGACACTAATCCAGAACAAGCAGAGAAAAAAACCGAAGCCCCGATCTCAGAAGAAAACTTAGTTACACAATTGCAACAAGAATCTGAAGAGGCTGAAGAATCAGAAGCAGAGGAAGAAGTCTTAGAAGCTACTGAAGATCAAGGTGAGGAAATTGAAGAAGAGGTAGAAGAAGAAGAAGTTCAAACAGAAGCTCCTGCAACTTACTCCGTTAAAGTAGACGGAGAAGAAATGGAAGTAGATCTGGATGAACTTAGAAACGGATACCAGCGGCAAGCAGATTATACACGCAAGTCGCAATCTCTAGCGGAACAGAGAAAAACCTATGAAGCTAATGTACAAGCTGTACAAGCGGAAAGGCAACAATATAGTCAAGCATTAGAAATCCTGGCTCAGAACCAAAATGCTGAGTTAAATCGTTATAATCAAGTTGATTGGGCAGCACTTAAAGAAAGTGATCCAATGGACTATATGGAAAAACGAATAGAATTTCAAGATGCAAAGGATAAAGCTAATCAGGTGCAGAACGAGCGAGTGCGTGTTCAGCAGCAGAATGAAACAGAGATGCAAAGTGTTCTCCAAGAAAAAGTCCGTACCGAAGCGGAAGCTCTTGTAAAGGCACTACCAGAGTATGCAGATCCTTCGTCTAATTTGAAAAATGAACTCAGGGAATATACCTTGGGACTTGGTTTTTCACCAGAGGATGTAGATGGAATAACAGATCACAGAGTTGTCCTAGTCTTACATAAGGCTATGATGGGCGATAAAAGTAAGAAGGCTCCAACTGCAAAGAAAACTAAATCTGTTCCTAAAGTTGTAAAGTCAGGTACACCTCAAACAAAAGCTCAAAAGATTAAAAAGGGTGTACAGGCGAAACGAGAGAGATTGGCTAAGACAGGTCATCAGCGAGATGCCGCAGATGTTTTTCTGGACTTAATAAAATAAACTCTTAACTTTCAACATAAGGAAATAAAACAATGGCACAACCAACAGGCACATACACTTCGTATACAGCGAAGGGTTTGCGCGAAGACTTGGAGAATGTTATATATGACATCTCTCCAACGGATACGCCTTTCATGTCTATGGGTAGTCGCACTGACGCGATTGCCGTAAACCATGAGTGGCAAACTGATTCACTTTCTGCTGCGGCTGATAACCACAAAGAAGAAGGTGCAACACTTACGGCAGCTACTCCGTCAGCTACTACCAGAGTTGGTAATATCTGTCAGATCAGTTGGAAAACTACTCTTGTTACTGGCACTCTTGACGCTGTTAGCAAGGCTGGTCGTAAAGAAGAACTTGCGTATCAGATGTCCAAAAGCGCTAAAGAGTTAAAGCGTGATATGGAAAGAGCTATGGTAGGCGTTAATATCGCCAAGATTCCTATGGCTGGTACAGGCACAGTTCGTAAACTAGGTTCTCTTACTACTTGGGTTAATACCAATATCTCTAAAGCAGGTAATGGTGCTAACGGTGCAGGAGCAGGGGCAGCGGCTCGTACAGATGGTACGGCTCGTGCGTTTACGGAGACTCTTCTTAAAGCTGCTATCGTTGCCGCTTATGACAGTGGTAGTGACATCAAATACTTAATGATGAAACCTTCCCAGAAGCAAACATTTTCTAGCTTTGTAGGTGTTGGTGGTGCGTCAGGTGTATCTAACTTTACAGATACAAATGACCAACGTATCATTGGTGGTATGGATGTATATGTAAGTGACTTTGGAGAAATGGCTGTAGTTCCTAACCGTTTCCAACGTGCTAGGGATGCATGGCTATTAGATCCTGATTACTACGGTACGGCCTTTTTACGTCCGTTTAATCAAAGAGAAGTTGCAAGTACATCAGATGGTGAGCAACGCGCAATCATTGCAGAGTATACTCTCGTAGTTAAAAACGAAGCTGCTCTGGGTGCTGTTTACGATCTAAGCTAAATTCTTAACTAAGGGGAGGGCTGTAATGGCTCTCCCCAATTAAGAAATAAAATTTTAAAGGGATACTTAATTATGTCAAAGGTAAATTTAGCAAATTTAAAAAGAAGAATACAAAATGCTAAAGCTCAAGTTCCTCAAAAAAAAGGATCTAGTATCCGCATGAGAAGGTCTGTTGCAAAAAATAAATTTCCCGCATTAACTAAAGAAATACAACAATTATCTAAGGCTCAAAAAGATTCTTTATTTGGTGTTGGAACTGATCCAATGCTTGCATTTACTCGTGCTAATTTTAAATATCCAACAATTAAAAATAGAAGTAAATAATGCCAAAAGGTTTATACGCAAACATAAATAAAAGAAAAAAAGCTGGAACTTCTCGTAGTAAAAAAAATACTACAATAAGTAAAAAAGCATATGCCAATATGAAAAAAGGTTTTCCTAAAAGAAAGGCGTAAACAAAATGTTAAAGAAAAAGAAAAAAGGAAAGAAGTATTAAAATGAGTGATTCTTCTGCCATCAAACGCAAAACAACTTACGACCATGCTGAAGACAAAATTGTACAACACTCTGTACAAGATGTCCAACCTTTATTAGAGCTTAATAAAAAAGAATATAATAAAGATTATATACATGGTGGTGTAGAAACTAAAGAAACAGGTATGCGTAAAGTTGCCAGTATTCCTCTTATCATTGTTGAAAAATGGAAAAGAGATCATGGTATAGATATGATGAATAAAGACCACTGGCCTAAGATTAAACAGTTGCTTAACTCAAATGAATATAAATTTTTAAGAACGCATGAAAGTAATCTCTAATGGCTTTAGGTACTTACTCAGAGTTAAAGACTAGTATAGCTAATTATTTAAACAGGGATGATCTAACATCTGTTATTCCTGATTTTATAACCTTAACTGAAAATAGGCTAGACAGGGAACTGCGAGTAAGGGCCAATATGATTAGAGCCTCTACGACTACTACCGCTGGAACATCTTTTTATAATCTTCCTACTGACTTAATAGAACTTAGGAATATTACATACGGACAAAGCGGTGGTAATACTTATGCCTTAAATTATCTTTCTCCCGAATCTGGGAGTAGAGAGTATGGAGCATACAATCAAGGTTATCCCAGAGCTTATACAAACTTAGGATTAAACATTGAATTATATCCTACTCCAGATGCAGCCTACAGTATAGGTATAAATTACTTTAGAAAGATTACTCCTCTTTCTGATAGTGTTACAACTAATAATATTCTAACTAATTTTCCTAACCTGTATCTATATGGTTCTTGTCTTGAAGGTGCGCTTTACTTAAATGATACAGAGCAGACTAATAGATTTGGAACTATATATCAAGATGCTTTAACTAATGTTCAAGAGTCAGAGGATAGATCTCGCTATAGCGGAACAGTAATGCACATGACTACGCAGGGTGATCCAGGTGCTTTAGTTCGTAGAGGTGCTTGATGGCTACTAATTGGGTCTTAACACAATTTTGTATCATACAGGAATCAGGTGGAAACATAATGACAGAAGAAGGTGATTATATTTCACTGGAAGAATTTGATAATACTACATGGACTGTTACAACAGAGGTAGGAAGTGGTTAAAGAATTATTTGATATTAATGGTAGGCAACAACCTAGATTTTCTATAAATACAGATCTATCTCCGTATGACATGGCTCCTGCATATTTTAGTGCTGGCAATAATGTAAGATTTTTAGATGGTAAAGCTGGTAAAATACTAGGGCATATACAGGTTCTTGGCGCACCGGGTAGTAGTAATAATCCTTATTGGGCTGTAAGCTGGTTACAGGGTACTACAGACCTCTGGATCTATGGTACAGCTACAGGACTACGGAAGATTACAGGAACGACTCACGCAGACGTTACACGGTCTTCTGGAGCCTATACAACAATAGCCAGTACCACAAACAATTGGCAAGGTGGTATACTTGGTGGTGTTCTTGTATGTTGTAATGGCATAGATGCTCCTCAAAGTTTTACTCAAGGTGGTTCTCTGTTTACAGATTTAGCACAGTGGCCCGCAACATTAAAATGTAAAACTATTGTACCTTTTAGAAACCATTTGATTGCTTTGAACCTTACAGATAGTGCTAGTGGTTCAGCGGTAAAGCAACCATTTACTCTTAGATGGAGTGATGCTATACCAGCTGGTGCAGATAACAATGGTAGTAATACTTGGGTTACTTCTGCTACTGCTTCTGAAGCGGCTGATGCATCTCTTACAGGTACTAAGGGACATATTCTTAATGCCATGCAGTTAGGCAACTTGCTTATGGTTTACAAAGAGGATAGTGTATATTCCCTTAACTATGTAGGCGGTGCGTTTACTTTTAATATACGAGAAGTATTTAAAGACACAGGATTGTTTAGTAGAGATGCTATAGTTGACTTAGGCAATGGTCAACACGTTATGGTAACAACTAATGATGTTGTGGTACACAATGGTAACTCTATTAAAAGTGTTATTGACGATCAAATGAAAACATTTTTGTTTTCTAGTATTGACTCTACTAACTTCCATAAAACATTTATGGTACATAATAAAATTAAAAATGAAGTATGGATATGTTTCCCATCGGTAGGTGCTACTGGAGGGTATCCAGATACGGCACTCATATGGAACTATATTGAAAACACTTGGGCCACTAGAGATTTACCAAGTACAAACTATATAGCTAAAGGTTTGGTAGATCCAGACTTGACAAATACATGGGCGGCGCAAACAGGAGAATGGCAGGGTAGTACTCTTAATTGGGGTCAGTTAGCTTATAACCCAACTATTGATTCTCTTCTTATGTGTGGTACAAATGATAATAAGTTTTTCCTAGCAGACTCAGGAAGTACATTTGACGGTACAAACTTTACAACAACATTGGAACGTAGAGGATTAAATGCTGGTCGGACAGACTTAGTATCTCAGATAACTAAAGTTTTTCCTAGGCTAGAAGGTACAGGAACAGTTAGTATAAGTGTAGGTGCAGAGCTTGCTCCTAACATGGGTGTAACATATAATGATCCTGTAACCTTTACAATAGGAACGGATAATAAGGTAGACTGTAGAATTAAAGGAAGATATGCAGCTATTAAGATTGAAACTGATACAGCTACACAGTTTAGATTATCAGGATATTCTATAGAAACAGAAGCGGTGTCAGATAGATGAGCAGAGAATTTTTAAGGTTTGACCCTACTCTTTGTCCTACAGAGATAGAAGATATACCTCGTTTTTTAGACAATATGTTTTTAGAAATTAGAACTGTATTAGATTTGGTAAGGGATGGTCACTTGGATGTTACAAATGTTGAACCTACTAATCCCTATCAGGGAGATATAAGATATGCTGATGGCACTAACTGGAACCCTAGTAGCGGAGGAGAAGGAATATATTTTTACAACGCCGCTGGTGCATGGACTAAGTTATAAGCTACTTAAAAAGAATAGCAATCTATTAAAAGAAAAAGTAGTTCAGTGTTATAAGTACCTTGATAAAGTAATTGAACGAGTAGACTGTGAAGACATTTACAACGCAGATGATTTAGTTAAGCAAGTTGTTTCTGGTAAGAGTGATCTTTGGATTTCGGTAGATAA